GTACTGGTTCGACTTAGCAGCAGCCAGACCATCACGGCCAGACATGTTGCCTACGTCTACGAATGGGTTAGAAACCATGCCGTAGCGAGTCTTGAAGCCAATTTTTGGCTGGAAGTCGTTCTCGCCAACTGCACGAACCATTGTTAGTGGTACGTATGGGCAGTAGAACACACCTGCGTCATATGGGTTAGTACCCTTATAACCAACAGTTACGTAGTCAGCAACCGCATATGGGTCGATGTATACGCGTGTACGACCATTCAGAACACCTGCGAAAGTGTTGCCTGTGTCGTCAACCTGTAGGTTTGTAGACAGAGCAGGAGTGTAGTCCAGCATGCCTGAAGACACTAGAACAGAAGCAACGTCTGACGAGCAGATGATAAAGTTACCTTTACCACGGCGTGTCTCTTTTGCAATCTTGTTAGCTTCACGCTCGATCTGAACGATCAGACCTTTGAACTTTTCAACTGACCAACGACCATCAGCATCTGTTGAAAGGTCGAAGATACCGTTAACAGCAGTGTTACCTGTAGAAGCACCCATCTTAGCTTGGCTGTTGATAGTGCGGATAACTTCACGGTTAATCTCTGCAAGAATCTCTGTTGACAGAATGTTTGCAAGTTCTGTCTCAGCATCCAGACCGTGGATAGCTTTAAGATCCTGTGCAAGTTCCATTGTGTATTCTGCTTTCAGAGCACGTGACTTCGCAGTAACAGTTGCTTTTTCAATGGTGAATCCCATTTCAGCAAATGACTGACGAGTGTTACCCAGAGCTTCAGCTTCTGCAGTTGAGTACAGATCAAGACCTGCAATTGGATCAACACGCTGGTCGTCCAGGTTAGAGTCTTGAGCAGCTGAGTCGATTCCTGACAGACCTGAAGGACCTGCAGAACCGTTGCCAGCTGTGCCTGAGTCACCTGAGTAGTTGATTGCTGCTTCGTTGAACAGTGCTTCGTCGTTTGCAGAAACACCAGCGCGGGTGTTCTGGTAACGAGCACGCATTGCGAAGATTAGACCTGTTGGGCCAGTCATTGGCTGAACGCCAGCAACGTCATAAGCCATCAGGTTTGGCATAGCACGGCGAACAAGGCTGATTAGAACTGGGTTCCAGTTAGCAACGTTGCCTGTGTTGTTTCCAGGAGTTTCTGCAAGGTAGTTTTGCTTACCTGCTTCTTCAGCAAATGCACGCTCTTGGTTTTCAAGGATAGCTGCAGTTACTGCTTTACGGTGTGAGTCTTTAATAGTACCGGCTGATTCTTCATTGAGAACCGGTGCCCACTTTTCAACTAAACGATCATAAGTTTCCATTTGTGGATCCCCTTACTTGGAAGATTTTCTAATTGCTGCAAGATATTGTTCCATAATGCCGTTAACTTGAGCTGGTGTATCACCATCATCAACGCCTTCTGAAATATCTTCAGTAGTTACAGTTTTGTTTGAGAAGTATGATTCTTTGATAGTAGCAACTTTCTTAGAGAAAGATTCTTCTGATTCAAAGTCAACACCTTCTACAAGTGACTTGAGCTTCTCAACCTGAGTCTCAGCTAGGCCGCGAGCATGCTCACGGATAACCGCTTCACGCTTGTACTGCTGCAGTTCTTCTGCAAGAGCCATTGCGTTTTCTGTGGCTTTGTTGTATTTCTCTTCGAGTTCTTCATTTGTAGTAGCCAGCTCGTCAACAAGGTCGACTTTGCCTTCAGGCACTTCAATGTAGTTTTCTTCGAAGACAGTGTGTAGAGATTTCATAAAGCCTTCAGCAATCTCGGTACGAAGACCATTTTCGATTGCAACTTTATTATCTTCCATCCACTGTTCAACAACGTAGTTAAGATAGCTGTCAACCTTCTCGACTAGGTCTGCTTTCATAGAAGCAGTTTCCTCTTCGAGTTGAGTTGCATATTCTTCTTCAAGACGGTTAACTTCTGTTGCAAGGTGTGACTTGATAGCAGCTTCAAAAATAGTAGCAGCTTTGTCTTTGAACTCTTCAGAAAGAGTTGCTTCACCTTCAACTAGAGCGTTAAGGTCATCAGAGAAATCAGCATCAATCTCAACAGACTCAGCCTTAACATTTGTGTTAGGGCTTGTTTTAGTAACAGAAGCTGTATGCTTGTCTGGATCGCCTGTTTTCAGAGTGTCGGCTGCCATTGCATTAGATTTGTCACCAGGACGCTTCTTTGCAGATGGGGCTTTACCTTCACCAGCTTTAACAGAGGCTACAGACTGTGCTTCAGCATTCTTTGGATCATGAGCTTCTTCGACTTCAATCTCGTTGTCATCGAGCTCAACATCCTGTTCTTTCATCTGATCAGTCATGTTTGACTCCTTATACTTTACGTTTGATTAACGAGAGGAAATTCTTGAACTCACGAACCTGAGTCTCATAGAGATCAGCACGTGGAGCTTTCTTAATTTCAGTCTCCATTTTTTCAATAACTTGAGGTTGCACAATGCCGTTTTTCCAAACCCAATCAACACCTTCCATAATTCCATTTACAAAAGCTGTTGGTGCTGATGGATCTTGCACGATGTCGACTGTATTTAACATAAAGTCTTCCTTGACATACATGACACCATTGCGTTCTTCAAGACTTCCCATACCACGAGTTGAGACACCCAACTGTACACCACCGTCGAGCAGACCTTTTACAATCTGACCCATAGGAGTTTCCAGTATTTGTGCCTTACCCACTACGTCATCACCTTGCCATTCAAGAGCGTTGATTTTGTGGGATACCTTATCCAGGTTAATAGAAGGGCCATCAGGGTGATTCAATTCACCGACAGCACGACCTGTTTTAACCTGTTCTGTAACGTACTTATCTACAGCCTTTTCCATAACAGATTTAGGGTAGATACGTCCGTTGCGATTCTTTTGTTCTGATTGCATAAAGATACCTTCAATGAAGTGGTTCTTCCCGCCGCCTTCTTTAGCTTCGGTAAGCACTTCAATTCTTTGATCTGTATATTCTGCAATCAGCTTCATTTTTATTTCCTCAGTTGTTTGATAAACTCTTTAGCCATTTTCTCAGCTTCTTTCTGAGTCTTATAGCTGTCGAGCCTATCTCCATCAACATAAACAACAAACCCCGATACTTCTTTGTGTATCATAACAGGTACGCGATCAATCTTTTTATTCATTACCATCTTACCGGATGGATGCCTATCTAGCTTTTCGCGCAGCTTTAAAAACGTTGTTGTCA